TGCTTACTGATTGCCCTGATGTTGCTGTTCATAGTTCCTACTTTACTGATGTGGTGGAATGAATAACAAAGACCCGACTACCGTATGCGACTTGCAATGTCGTAGTCGTAGTCGTCACAAGTGCGGCCCTCGTACTCGTAGTCGTCACGCTCGTACGGTTCACTCGTACTCACCTTGTCACCACACCTCGGGCATGGCTCGTCGTGAACCTGCACCTCGTCTGACTCCACGCCCACCTCAAGAATGGAGAACGAACACTCGTCGTTCTCGCAGTAGTAGTAGATGTCTACCTCGTCGTCGTATGGTGATGAACTCCATTTAATCCGTGCCATTATCTTCCCTTTCCTGATTGCCTACACCCTTGACATTACGCAGGTGGTGGAATGATTAACAAAGGTGCGGCCCTACCTAGTTGCGTAATGAAATGCAGCTAGTCGTAGTCCCGCTCATGCATAGAGCATCGGGGCTTAGGCCGAGACATCACAGCCATGATGTCTTTCCGGAGCGTGTTGTTTGAGATGAGTACACACTCACGGCCTCGCTCAGATGCTTGCCACAGACGTAGCACTTCAGACCGTCAATGTCATCGCCGGCAAGAATGTATTCACCGTCTGCCTGAATGTGCTCAAGGCAGAAAGTGTTCCCAGCTCGTCTCCAGCCTCTTGGGGAGAAGCGGGAGACAAGCTTGGTGAACTGTCGGCCGTGATCTCTGTAATGAGGGATTTTTGAGCCCATGCTACGAACCTCAGGTGAGAAGTTCGTAGTTGGGCTTCACGGTCTTGGCGATGAAACTACCGACACTCTTGGTCGTCAAAAGACCGACAAGAACCTCGTAACCAACGCCTGCGTAGGCGTACTTCTTCCAAGGGTCGCTCTTGTAGTTCACGGTCAACAACTGAAACTCTGGCTCGTACTCCCACTTGAAGATTGATGTGCTGTTTGGGTGGCACATGAATCCTTGCCAGATGTATCCGGCAACATGGAGAACGGTGTCGTTGTTTGCTGTTGTGATTCTGTTGCGTTGTGGTTCGCTGTTCATGTCTCTCACTTTACGAATGTGGTGGAATGGATAACAAGGGTGAGTTGGTCGGGCAGGTCTACTGACCCACCCGACACGACCCTCTTGGCTCAACGCTTGAGTGCGTACTTCAGGGAGAGCAGACCGGCAACTTGCTCTGTTGCTGAGAGCAACTGCTTCGCATCTTGCATGATGATTGATGCCATGTGTGCGCTCGGAACTTCGGGTGTGCTTCCGGATTCCTGACCGCTCTTGGCGTACTCAACATTGCGGAGAAACTGGCTGAACTGTGCTTGCACTGCTCGCTCTTTCTCAGCGATGAGTAGGTCTAGGTATGTGCTCTCAATGCTGGTCGTGGTGGACATGGACGGTTCCTTTCGGACTGGTCAAGGACGGGTTCCTTGGCTCACCCATGAACTTACTCAGGTGGTGGAATGGTTAACAATGCCCCCCGTAGCCCCGTTGGGCGCCCCCGACTGCGTATCGTTACGCAACGGGGCTCACGATGGCTCATACGCAGAATCTGGGTATTATCTACCTACCTACAAAGAGAGGCAAACAATGGCACTCGATCTACGTCGTACTTCTTCAGACTGGTTGGTATGCACTTGTGGCAACCAGCCCCACATAGACGGATTCTATCCGTGTCTTCCGGACGGAACGATTATTGAGCCCGACATAGACGGCGAATGGAACGGCCTTCTTTATGTCTGTCAAGGGTGCAATGCAATTTATGACATTGACACCTATGAACAAGTAGGCACTGCCGGCAACTAATCGCCGGATTCCGGTAGTGCGATTCTTTCTGTCGGCTGAATCGTTGTTCCGTATTGGCTGACAAGTTTCTGAACTACCTTGTCAATGTCTCCGGAACAATGCTCGTGCGCAATAGAAAAGACAGTATCTCCATTCTCCACGAATACGGAATTATCGTCACAAGAGTAATGCCCCCGGTCACTTAACTTTCCGCTGACAAAGACAAGGCCGATCACTATTGCTGTAAGCGTGATTACTTTCTTCATTAGTAAAGTCCTAACTCTTCTCGTTCTTCTTCGGTAATGGGAAGGAGAGTAGTGGAACTTCCCATTGGTGAATCGTGGTGAGATAGCGAATACTCAATACGGTCAGCAAAGACTTCGTATCGCATTATCCACTCGCTACGGACAGTCATTCCCTCAATGAGTTTGGTCACGGTGTTGGCGTGAAAGTATCCAGACACTTCACCATTCCATAGGCGCAAGTCTTGACACTTCCACCAATTTGTCTCGTTGCTATCTCGCAATTCTTTCGTGACTTCAGAAAAGTCGTCAATTGCGGATTCCCAACAAAAACCGTAACAGTCCATTGACGGAATTGGATTGCCGTTCTCGTCAAGAATCTCGTCGCCGGTATCGGGGTCGTATTCGGTGCAGGTGCAGGAATTAGTTATCTCGCCGGTTTCTATTGGTGTGCTTGTGTTCATTTTTTTCTTTCTAGTAGGTGCGTAAATGCTATCTGCCTTAGTTCCGATTATGGAACCAAGGCAGATAGGTAGTGATTGGAGAGAGGGAGACGATTCCTATAGGGAGTCGTCGTCACAAAGAAGGTAGGAGAAGCAACCAGCCTCGTCCATAACTTCCACGACGCAGAAACAGTTCTCGCCTTGCGCCATAAATGGAGCGTAATAGCAAGGCTTGCCGGCAAGAATGACTTCTCCGCAGGTACCGCAGGTGCAGTCTGTCCGAGCGTTCTTGACTTCGTTCCAGCGCAGGAAGTCCGGCGTGGGTGTTGGTGGACGGTGCTCGTTGGTAATGAGTGAAACGGACATTGACGGTTCCTTTCGGACGGTTCGGGAGACTGACTCCCGAAGTCAGGAGACGGGTTCCCCTGACAAGAGAGAGAGTACGCAGGTGGTGGAACAGATAACAGGGGAAGGCGAGACGGCGTAGCAATAACGATCAGCGTTATGAAACTGACTGCCGGCGAAGCATAGCGATCGGGGTAGTTGATGACCCGGGTCAGCCCCGTTGCATGCCGACGTAACGGGGCTAGGCAGAAGAAAAGAGAGACAACCCAACATTCAGCTGGATTGTCTCTCTCGTCTTGCTATTGAGTGTCGGTCAAACTAGCGAATAGCAGGGTTTGATGAACTTGGCGAAGTATGAGCCAACGCTGTCAGCCTTCATCAGTCCAACAATTGCGTCGTATCCGACACCCCCGTAGACGAAGTACCGACCCGGCTGTGAGGCGAATGAGACAAAAAGCCATTGGTCATCTTCGTGGTAGCACCAGTCATAAATGGCTGTGCTGTTTGGGTGGCAGATGAGCATGTCATCCATCACTATGACCTTGTCACCCTTGGTGGTGATAATTGCTGGTGCGGACATGGACGGTTCTCCTATCGGATGGTATCGGCAGACGGGTTCTGACGACAGACGGTGGACGGGTTCCACCGACATCCATGACAGTAACTAGGTGGTGGAACAGATAACAGCGTATTAGTTTCTTTATGAAACGTAGCCAGGCGTAGCCCCGTTGGAGCATAGATAGTCGGGGCTCATAGTGAGCCTTTTTGCGACTTGCTCAGGTCGGTGCGACTAGTAACGTCACAGGCTCTTTAGGTCGCAACTGCCTGTACCGCCTCTCTACACTTTCTCCCCAGAGAGGGTGGGGTAAGTAGTTTCGCTCTGAGTCCTAGTGGACTCACGACATGCTTAGGTCGTAGGCTAATCTACCAGACCGAGATACTCCATGTCACTCATGGTGCTGATGATTCCATCTACATCATCTCCAAGAATGTCAAATAGAACTGATGAAGCACTAGCTCTCAGTGATGACTCTTCACTCTTCTCACATGATGAGATTCCCCATTCAGAGAACGCCTCTGCGCATCCTTCTGTAAAGAATGTATTGAATACTTCTTTATAGGTAATGCCCCTCTCTTGAGCGTACTCATGGAGAGTGTCATTCTCCCAAGGCTCGCCACATACTGGACAATAGACATCCTGCATAATTTCTCCCCTGTTAGTAGGTATGTTTCACTTTACTGAAATGGTGGAATGGATAACACTGATCTAGCTGATAGTGGATGAGAGGCTATTTGTACTCTCCGTGTGGACACTCGTCCTTATCATGGAAGCAATAGCAACAGTAGTAGTCATACTGTGACCCAACAGGCTCATGAGTGGCCGGTTGACCACACAGTTCGCATGATTCAGACGTGGATATTTGTTGAGTAGTCATGCTGCGCACCTTACTCAGAAGGTGGAGTAATTAACAGGGATCGAGCATCCCCCATGAGCCCCGTTGCCCATAGCACTAGCGGGGCTGTTAGGGGATTGAGCCTTGCAGCTAGTGACCGATTACTCGATCAAGAAGAGCTGAAGACTCGATCCTTTAGTTTTTATCTTCTGGAACGAATGAAACGACGTCATCGAGAGAGACAAACCCTTCACGCTTGCCTTCTCCGGTACGTCTCCCGACCAGTCCATCGGCGATGATGGACATGATCGAGAAGTATCCAGTATCTGACCGGGTGCCACTCTTTACCCTTGAAGTGAGTGTGCCATAGTGCTCGATCGTGGAGAGATTGTCTACTGACATGATGTTTCTACCTCTTCTTTCTCCATCTCGGCGAGAGCTGATTCTGCCCTGCGAAATGCTAGTAAGAATCTGCTTACCGCATCTAGGTTTCGTTCAGTGGTAGCGACATTGAGCATTAGCCGGTTGTAATGGGCGTAATGCTCAAGAGCCTCTTTGATGATGTCTTGCTGTTCTGTCATGTCTCCTACTTTAGTTAGTTGGTGGAATGGATAACACTCGATCAAGTACGCCGAAACGTCGAGCTTGATTCTCGGTAAACATGTAACCCTGCTCGATCATCTGGGTCGCCACTGTCTTCATGGTAGAGACTGCACTACGTCCAAGGCCAAAGTATTCTGGCCCCATGTATCTCCACTCTGTTGAGTAGTACTCTGCGTCAGATAGAAGCTCGATTGCGTCACTTTCGGATAGACAGACCAAGCGATGAGTCTTGGTGCTCCTAATGACGTACTCTGCTGATTCTTTCTGACCCTCTCCCGATGACGTGATGAGTCCTCGATCTTGGTGGTCATCAAAGAATGTCTTTGATACTTTGAGTGTGTATTTCATACTATTGACAGTACTCGAGTGGTGGAATAGATAACACGGGTGCTCGATCGTGGTGCCTAATGACGTGCGGCCAAAGCCCCGATTTTCTACGTTATAACGGGGCTAGCCAGTAATGTGAGGATCCGTGAGGATCCGTGTGGGATCCTCATAATCATTGGTTTTTGTTTTTTATTCCACCACTTCAGTAAGGTCACCGACAACTTCATTATCTGAAAGGAAATAAAATGGGTCTTGACCAATATCTCTACGCTTCAAAAAGTTTGTCTGACGGTGACTGGAGAACAGACGAAGAAAGACAGAACTTCGCAAAAATTGTGGAAGCACTTGGCATGGGAAAAGCCATATCAAAAGCCGGCTTTCCATTCGTCAGCGTTGACTTTCAAGTTGGCTACTGGCGTAAGGAAAACGCTATTCACCAATGGTTTGTGGATAACTGTCAAGACGGTGTAGATGACTGTCGCAAGTCATATGTCTCGCCGGAGCAACTGAAAGAGTTGCGCTCTATCTGTGAGCGTATTCTTCTTGATAACTCTCTCGCAGGCGAACTTCTGCCAACCCAGAGTGGCTTCTTCTTCGGCTCTACAGAGTACGACGAGTGGTACTTCAATGGGCTTCAGGACACGGTTGATATCATCAACCATTGTCTGACCGAGGTTGGCGAGGGGTCGGCTTTCTACTACCAGAGTTCTTGGTAGTAGGAAACCAACCAACTGCCTGTATCTTGTTGCTATGGGACTTATCTCTCACATTGTTGCCTACAACATTGGCAAGCGTCGTCAAAGACGTAAAGCTTCTCTTTCGGAGCAGGAAATATCATTTAGTGAACAGCACAGAACTCTTGAGTGCATTGACTACTACTACTGCGAGGCTAAGGGAGTTTGTGACGACGAGTGCCGTTACGAATAAATGGGGCTAGCCGTATCTTTTATTGGCGAGGATCCGTAAAGGATCCGTTGTTATCTGCTCCACCACTTGCTTATTATTCTCACTATGAAATCAAGAAGAGCAACATCCGGCGTCCTCTGGGGCGTGAACTGGGAACGACACCACTACGGCATTTATTGCTATGCATTGAGTGGCAACTTTTATCTCGTAGATAGAAAGTATGTCGGCAATGGGTCAGACAGACTGTCTGTCCGTGAGTGCGTACAACATTTTCGGCGTGACATTCTGAATAAGTGATGGGGTGACGCAAGAGGATCCGTTAGCGGATCCTTTGTTATCCATTTCACCACTTGCGTAAAGTGATAAACGAGAACAAGGGGCTAGAGAGCCCCACCTAGTCACTAAGGGGGTGACAATGTTAGATGACCTTGCTAAGTGTGCCGACGCACACCGCTTCACACAATGTGTGGGCGATGTTGTAGTCCGTAGTGAGCACGATAAGCCTTTGGCTTTGTGTGATGCCCACTATCAGGAGATCCTTGAGTTCATAGGTGAACGCTAGGGGCTCCTACGTCTGGGGAGACTCCTACCTACAAATGGGTAGGAGTCTCCTAAACATTTCTACATAAACTGTGAGGAGATAATGATTATGGAATACGAACTACCGCTTGAGTGTGCGGATAGTGAACTAGGCGACTGCAAGGGTGAGATCCTTGTTCGTGCTAGGTCAGTATCTGGTGAATGTCCTTCCTTCTGCGATAAGCATTGGGACGGGATCCTTCTTCGGGCATCACGCCTTAGTCGTGGGCGGCCATAAACATCCAATACGTCTGGGGAGACGACAAACACCCCACAGCCCCGCTTATCCACTAACTAATACAGGATGACGGGGCTACTAGCTTTATCTTCTGTTATCTCGTTACGGAATAGATAAAAGTAGTTACGAATGGAATTCGGTGCCGGCGACCCAGCCACCTTTGCCGTCTCCGTAATGAGATATATGCACTTTCTCGCCACCAACATTTACTCTTTGCCAAGTCCAAGCAAAGCGACAGCAGGACTCACGAACAGTCCCATCGTCGCCTTCATCACAGAAGTCGGTATGAATAAAGTTGGGGTGGTGCCCACCACCAAAGCTTTTTGCTAAAGCAGGAAATGTCTCAAAGAACTTTACGACACAGTCGTGACAAAGCGACCATGATTTAGCGGAACGCTTGCCATAAGCGACATCAATCTCATCAGAGAACGCACCGTAGTATCCAAAGTCCTCGTATGGAAGTATCCAACCTCCATCAAAGAGGTTAGAACTTGACTGTTGCGTGACTCGCTGTTCTACACCACAAGCATCACAGACGCTCATCAGAAGAACCCGTCAGTCTCTTGCTCATCAAGAGCGTCGTACTCAGCGAGGCGGAAGTCCTCAGCAATGCTCGCTTGCTCATCAAGCCAATCGGCTTGCTCTTGTTCGTTGTCAAATGGATAACTCATATTGGGTACCTTACGCAGATGGTGGAGTAAATAACAAAGAACCTACCGATCAGTAGGTTCTCCAGAAAATGTCTGCCGAACTGATATTAAGTTCGTCGTCGCTGAGGTAGCCAAGGTCATCCCAATACCTATGGTCGTCCTCTCTCGTAACGGAACAGTCGTGACAGATATTTTTCTTGCTCTCGTAACGCCTAGCCCAATAGGCAAGTTCTCCTACGGTGACATCTTTTTCGCAAGCAGAACACTTAGCCACTTTCTTAGAAGTGACCCTTTCGTAGTATCTCCGCTTTCTGTTCAGGACAGACTGCTCCCTTTTTGCGTTCTGGGACAAGAGCTTCCTTCTCTGAAGCAATTTATTAGTAGTCATATGGGCAAGCCTACTCAGGCGGTGGAGTGGATAACAAAGGACTGGTAGTCGGTGGCATGAGGCAACGGTGCTAAATAGTATGATTTATACATGAGCGAAGAACCCAAAGAGCAACCCCAGAAGGCTCCTGCCCAGAAGCAGAGGCCCGGAAAGCTCAGAACCAAGATTATTCGGAAGGTCTGTTGCCGGCGTTAGTTGCATCAAGCAACGAGTAACCGTACGACATATTCATTATTGCGACACCAGCCAATAACAAGGCTGACCCAAGACTTGAGAAGAGAAGCATAAACGCCGCAATCATTCCAATAAAAGTATGGAAAACGGCAATTTGTACTACTGAAGCTGTATCAACAATGCGACCAACCTTGTCAATGAGGTCAGAAAAGTGTTTCTTCAGCATCTTTCCTGCTTAGACAGAAAGAATGGCAGTACCGATAGTCCTCACGGATCACCTCAGCTACAGTTTTTGATGCACCCTTTAGCCAGACAACTGCCTGTCTAACGACGTTTGATGAGTTGATATCAACCACTACATCACATACGAAGCATTTGTACACCTGAGTTGCCACTCTTGTTACTCCTTATCAAACTGGCTACCGATTGACGGGTACTTTGTCCCTAGATAGTTAATGTCTACCCGCTGTCGGCTCATTTCCGACCTGACAAAACTAAGTTCTCTCATTATGGCGGCCAGTTCTTTCCTGATGGTGTTCAGCTCAAGAAGAATTGCCTCAATACCGTCGTTTGTGTCATCCATAGCGTGCCTCCAGATGAATTACACTAGCAATTCATGAAGTCCCTGTCCGTAGAAGAAGGCTATCTAGTCCTTGATTTCCCTTACAACAGGGAAGAAGTTGACGAGCTGAAGTCAATACCTGGAAGCAAGTGGGACAAGGTCGGCAAGGTGTGGAGAGCCCCGATTACCTCTCTGGAGCCAGTCCGAGCCTTTGCTATCAAGTACGGCTTTGAGCTACCCAATGAACTAATGACGGTCGTTACACCAAGAAGAAAGGTCAGTCGTCTCGTCTCAATGGATGACGGCTGGATTTACCTTCAGTTCCCATATGAGCGAGTAATTATTAAAGCAGTAAAACAAATACCCTCAATTACTTGGGACAGCAAGAAGATGGCCTGGCGTGCGCCGGCAACGTCTATTGGCGAGGTTATGTCTTGGGCTGAGACATTTAATATTGATGTAGATAATGAGATTAAAGCCCACGCAATTGATGTCCGAGCAAAGCTGGACACTCTTATTGAGGCGTCGCGGTCAGTAGATGCTGAAATCGAGGTAACGGGGCTAACTGGATCACTGCTGCCGTACCAGAAAGCTGGCGTTTCTTACGCTGCGAAAGCGAAAAGAGCATTTATTGCTGACGAAATGGGTCTGGGAAAGACGATTCAGGCCATATCAACCCTCGAATATTCCAATTTCTCATCGAGTAGTTACCCGGCGGTAATAGTCTGCCCACCCACTTTGGTGCTCAACTGGCAAGCTGAATGGAATAGATGGTTGCCGCATAGGAAGATTCAGGTCATTACGAATAGAAAGTCATTCCCCGCAGCGGGAACATACGACGTTCTAATTGTCGGATATAGCAATATTTCGCATTGGGAGAAGCAGCTCTGCGGCCACACGTCCTACGTATTTGATGAAAGTCATTATTGCAAGACTGTCGCGGCCAAAAGGACTAAGTCCGCGCAGAAAATAGCGAAAACTGCCCACAAAGACGGGATTGTTCTCTGTTTGACGGGGACTCCAGTAACGAATCGCCCGGCTGAGTACGCTCCGCAGCTCGATATTCTGGGGAAACTGAAGGAATTTGGCGGATTGTGGGGCTTTTACCGTCGTTACTGCAACGCACATCAGGACAGATTCGGCCAATGGGACATATCTGGCCACTCCCACCTCGATGAACTGAACGAAAGATTGCGCGGAGTTTGCTACATACGCCGCACAAAAGATCAAGTTCTATCCGAATTACCCCCAGTTATCCATAGTCCTGTCCTAATCGAGGGAACTGCAGCAGGGATGCTCGAGTACCGAAAGGCGGAAAAGGACATAATCGAGTATTTGGTGCAGCGTGCGCGGGAAATTGCAGCAGAATTGGGCCAATCTCCGGGTTCTGCAGCAGTTATTGCTCGAATAAAAGCTGAAAGTAATGAGCATTTAGTACGTTTGTCGGTGCTGCGCCGCTTAGCTGCCCGGGCAAAAATGCCAATAATCGAGGAATGGGTTAATAATCGAGTCCTCGATGGCAAAAAAGTCGTTATTGCAGCGCACCATCGAGAAATAGTTGACGAATTGGCCAGAAAGTTCGGAAATCTGAAGATTCAGGGCGGCATGAGCGTCGAGGAAATCGAGGAAAACAAGAAAAAGTTCCAAGAGCTGCCCGTAACTGACGCGCCAGTAATCGTTCTCTCGATTCAGGCGGCCAAAACTGGTCATACTTTGACGGCAGCGCAAGACGTTCTCTTTGTTGAGCTGCCCTGGACACCCGCAGACGTTGACCAAACGTACAGTAGATGCCACCGACTAGGGCAAAAAGGCAGCGTAGTCGCAACGTATCTACTCGCGGACAAGACGATTGATGAAGAAATCTACTCGATCATCGAGAGAAAGCGCAGCGTGGTCAACGCAGCGATAGATGGGGTCATCAGCAGCGATTCAGTCGAGAAAAGCGCAGCTGAGCAGCTCGTAATGGGACTAATTGGAATTATTTAGCGTTTAGTTCTCGTCAGTCGAGGACTCTTGGGCTTCTTCCGAGGTATTTTTCCTCGATTCCATCAATTCCTCGACTATGGCTCGAGCGTATTTACGTCTAAGTCGCCATATTTTCTTATTTAATTCCATAATCGAGTCGCTGCGACGGGCCTTGTGGATGACGTTGTGGTCATACGTCCCGTATTTCTTGAACATAATGTCATCGAGGTCAGAATTCTCGATGATTATGTCCGAAATCCAGCCGGCCTTCTTGTCCATCGCGATCATTAGTTCACAAAGGCCCTCGTGTCCGAATTCATCAAAGACTCGATTAGCAATCATTGTACAGAAATGCGACCGATAGAGGCTGCTTGCGTCTGCTGCGGCCGACATAAACTCACTAAGCCAGACGGCCAGTTCCTCTGGCGCAGCTTGATTAGGTTCTTCTTCGTCAAAATCAAAGAAATCCATTGGCGGCCACCATTCTCTGGGTTCTAGTAAATGATAGCCCCGATTATTGTCAAGCAAACGACAGGATAACCTCTTGGGCTTTCATCTTCTTCTGACTAATCGAGGAATTGTTATTCATTGACGCGATTGCGCGCTCGTCAACTCCCACGTCTCGATAATGGTCAAGATACTCAATAATTGCATTGAACGCAGACCACCCGTTGAAGCCATAACCTGCAGCATTCTTGTCATTTTGGTACAAGCCTCGAACCAAATCAATTGTTTTTTCTCGATTACGACGCTGCCTATCAGTTTCTCCGGTTTTTTCGGGAAATACTTTCTCGAGAACTTTGTCAACTTTTCCGCTGTTGAGCGGCATCTCGATTCCAAGCATCGAGTTCGCTGCAGCTTGGAAAGATTTTGCCCAAGAAGTTGAGAAATTCAGCACATTCTCTGCCTCAGCGAGAGTTGACTCCACATTCCTTGTGTGACGTGCGGCAAAGACGGCCTGGGCGTTATGAACCCCCGCGATAACTGTATTTTTACATACGGCTCGAATACTCGTGTTTGCAAATGTAATTGCGGTTTTGCCTTCGTGGCCATTACGAACCAGTAGGTAACGCTCGATTTTGTCATTTATCCCTTTCGGGTCAATTACCAAAGGGCCGAGATCGAGCGAAGCAAAGAATTCACGGCCACCCTCGAGCACGCCGCAAGTATCCACAACCGCATCTCCCTTTGATGCCCCAACTATCGCTAGGGCGTAATCAAGACATTCTCGATTCTGCTGCACGACATATCGAGTCCCAACCGTGGCTAGTCCGTCAAAAGTTCCGTCTGGGTTGACACGAACCGTTGCTCGACTATCTCCGATAATGACAGGGGTGCCATCTGGGTTTCTGATGAAGTTTCCCTCTGCGTCAACTGCGGCCACATTTGTCGTAACGACGTCAAAGTCAGCCTGTGCTGCGGCCAGCATCGCCTCTGCGGTCTGTAGACCACGCATCGGGGCTCCGAGCCTGTGCCAAGGGATCTCCCTATCGGCATAAGCCATCCGAGCTGTGCCGTCTTTATTTAGTTCAAGCCTGTGAGCCATCGCCTGCGCCTTACCTATTAGATAGATTTATCTGAAATGATAGTACCGATACGCAACCCACTATGACAATGGGTCGGTGGGGTATGATTTCAGCTTTACTGTCCCCGAATGAACGACTTGACAGTACCCGTAGCCACCTGTATGATGCCTGTGCCGTGTAGGTGTGTCTGTAGCAAACGCTAACGGGCGGGCGCACCTACACGGTATTTCTCTAGGTGCCGTTATGAAACCCACTAGTATCCTTGTATCAGGCAACTTTCGGTGATAGAAAGTAACGGACTCACCCGTTAGGAGAACAAGATGAAGTCAAGAGCAATACTGGCATCGGCTGTAGGAATCCTCATTCTCGCCGGCTGTGGAACAAAGACAATTGTCGTAGAGCGACCAGCAGAGACAACGGAAGCCCCCGAGATCACCAGCGCACCGTCATCAAGCATTGGCGAGCAGGCTTACATCAACACCATTTCAGACGAATACCCGGGAATTATGAAGTCAATGGGTAAGAAGTGGGTTCTTGATTTCGGTTATTTGGTTTGTGAGCAAATTGACAACGGTATGACGTTCAATGAACTGCTCCAGATGACCATTGAGACAGGAACAGATGCGACTCAAATTGGTTTTCTTACTGGTGCGGCCATTGTGACGCTTTGCCCAGAGAATAAATGGTTTATTGAAACACTCAACTAATGGTTGAGTTGAGTGACATTGTCATTCTTAGATGTTGCCGTGACTGGCCGTGTCACGCCACAGAGGCTTATGGCTTTGGTGGCAAGTGCGGACTTTGCCGTAAGTCACCCGTAGCGGTTGCAGAGTTGTATCCGCTTCCAGAAGGTGCTAGAAATTGGCGCACAAGCCCTGATAGCTCAATGGATAGAGCACCAGACTTCTAATCTGTAGGTTGTAGGTTCAAGTCCTACTCAGGGCGCTTGGTCTATCCTTTGGGGATGGGCGTTCAGCTGATAAAGGGAATAGATGTAGGAGAAATACCACCTACACCAGCCCACCCTGTCTTTGATTCGGCAGATGTGACCCCGTTTGCGTACAGACAGATTCTCAAATACGGACAACTTTATGGTTTTCCTATTTCCTACATTCAGGAACAGCAGGGTCTGCTTGTTCAGAATCTATTGCCCGTACATAAAACGGAAAGTCAGCAGATTTCAACTTCCTCTCGTGTAGAACTTGAACTACACACCGAAACAGCATTTCACCCATTCAAGCCGACATCACTTTTACTTCTTTGTGTACGTGGTGATGACAACGCAGTGACGACCTACGCAGAACTTGGTGACTTCTTTGGTCTACTTTCCGAAGAAGCAATAGAGGTTCTTCAGCAACCACTATTCAGAACTTCCCTAGACGACAGTTTCAGAACAGAGGGGCAACCAGACTTTGAAATGACTACCTCAGTCCTTAGGAAGGATGAGTACAGGGAGAAGAACGGGGCTCCA